AGCTTCTCGAAAGATCAGATCCTAATTTTTACGCTGAGCTAACAAATCAGCTACAAAATGCGTATCTAAAGACTCTTGATACAACAGTACTAGCGGCTCTTATTGCCGCTGGTCAGTACAGCTCAGGATGCGATGCAGACTCAGCCGGTATCATCGAGTTTGCCTCAGACTCAGCTCGTAAGGTTTACGAAGCTACAGGCTATTTTGCTAATAACTACATCGCTAACGGATCACAATGGCAGCTGCTAATGGGCGCTACAGATACCACCGGGCGACCAATCTACTCAGCATCTCAGCCAATGAACGCAGGCGGTCTCGTGCAGCCGGGATCTATTCGAGGCAACGTACTAGGGCTTGATCTATACGTAGACAAGAACTTTACGGCTACTACAACTATCGATGACTCTGCAGTAATTCTTGCACCTGAGGCCTTTACTGTTTATCAGTCACCTACCGCATATATGTCTGTAAACGTAGTATCAAACCTACAAGTACAGGTAGCTATTTACGGTTACATGGCAACTATCGCAAAAATGCCTAAGGGTATTGTCAAGTTTAACCTCAACTAAGTAAACAACTAATAGTCGGTACCCCTCTTAGCCCTTTGAGGGGTACCGGCCCTAGTAAGTAAGGAGAATAAGATGCCTGCAACGTACGTAACCGAAGCCGAGCTACGCGCTAACCTCGGCATCGAAAACCTTTACTCGTCCGATATTGTTGAGACGTGCTGCCAAACGGCTCAAGATTTACTTAACCAATTTTTATGGTTTGACTCAGCTCCGGTAGTAGGTACCGCGTTACAAAATAATGTCGCTACCGTAATGATCGCTAACCCGGCAATATTTAGCACCGGAGACTCCGTAACCTTGAGTGGGTGCGGCTCAACTTATAACGGCACTTATACAATTACCGGCACGATCCCATGGACCGCTGGCACTACTACGCAATTTCCATCTATTGCATTTAATAATATGGCTTTTAATTGGCCTAATGGTTATAGCTTTATACAATTTGCTAAAACCGCAGCGGACCGTAATTTTACTCGGGTCCTACCTTATGGCTCAGCCGTAGGAGCAGACACAAAAACAAACACCTACGCAACTACGCCGGCCATACGTGAAGCCGCGATGGTTTTAGCCGTAGACATTTTCCAAGCTCGGCAGGTCAGCCAAACCGGAGGCGTATCTATCGATGGTTTTAGCCCTAGCCCTTACCGTATGGGTAACTCAATGATCGGAAAAATTCGCGGACTTATCGCCGGATATACGAACCCTAACGCGATGATCGGATAGCTCGATGACCGTACCTATTACAACTTTACGCGCCTCACTAGCTGCGGCCCTTGCTAATGCGAACGTATGGAATACCTACAGTTTTCCACCATCAACAATTACGGCTAATAGCGTTATCGTCGCACCGGCAGATAATTACATTACGCCAAGTAATAACACATACGCGACTATTTCGCCGCTTGCTAATTTTAAGATTATTATGACTGTACCTATGTTCGATAATAAAGGTAACTTACAAGGTATCGAGGAGTTAGCCGTAGCGGTATTTAATAAACTAGCCGCCTCATCTATCGTAATGAACGTTGCCGCTATGAGTGCTCCATCCGTTTTAGATGTACAAAGCGGATCACTTTTAACGGCATCTTTCGACATCCAAATACTAACGAGCTGGAGTTAAGCATGAGCCTAACCGACGAGGATATCGCCTTTCTTATCAAGATAGGGCAGATCACCGAAGCACCAAAAAAAGAAACAAAAACACACACACCTACTACAGAGAAAAGCGAGGAATAGGCGATGGCCGTATTTCTATCAAATGGAGTAGTCGTAACCCTTAACTCGGTTGCACTCTCAGACCATGTTACAAGCGCGACAATTAACCGCGTATTTGAGGAGCTCGAGGTTACGGCCATGGGTGACTCGAGCCGGAAATTTACAAAAGGTTTGGAAACCTCAACGATTTCGCTCGATTTCCTATCCGATACCGCAGCGGCAAACGTAAACGCAACGCTACAAGCTGCGTGGGGTACTACCGTGCCAATCACGCTAAAGCAAACTAGCGCAACTACCTCAGCTACTAACCCTCAGTACGCGACTACAATCCTAGTAAATAACACTACAGATATTAACGGCGCGGTCGGAGATATCGGTACTCAGAGCATCACGTTTACCTGTAACTCACCAATCGTAATTACAACCGCACCATAAACGAAAAGAAAAGGGGCTAACAAATGGCACGACTCAAAATAACAAGGGCTACAGGCGAGGTATCCGAGCATCAAATCTCGCCGCGAATTGAGTACGCCTTTGAGTTATACGCAAAAAAAGGCTTTCACAAAGCTTTTAGAGATGACGAGAAACAAAGCGACGTATATTGGTTAGCTTGGGAGTGCTTACGTACATCCGGCGAAACTGTACCGATGTTTGGGGCAGAATTTTTAGATACCTTGGCTAAGGTCGAGGTACTAGACGATCTACCTTTAGCCTAGGGCGGGACTCTGTAACTTATTTGGTAGCACAACTATCAATACGGTTACAGATCCCGCCTCAAGCGGTACTCGATCTCGATACAGAGATGCTTAAAATGTTAATCAAGGTACTTAACGAGCAAGCGGAGGAGGCCAAAAATGCCCGTAATAGAATTACGCGGAAACGTTGATCTACGTAAAGCTTTACGCGCTTTTGCTCCTGACTTAGAAAAGCAACTACGTAAAGATTTAGCCGATGCTATGAAGCCTGTAGTCGCTAAAGCTCGGGGTTTTGCACCGGCTGAGCCTCCTATGCGTAATTGGGCTCCTCGATCCTTTAGTGAGGCCAAGTTTCCTTTTTACAATGTTGAGACTATCAGAGCGGGTATTACATACTCGACAAGTCCTACATTAGTAAGAGATTACGGCTTTAGCTCAATGGCAAAAATAACTAATAAATCTGCCGCGGGTGCTATTTATGAAACTGCGGGCCGTAATGGGCCTCAGCCGTGGGTAGGTCCTAGCGCTGGGGGAGCAAGTAAAGGCGTTAGCCGATCCGTAAACCGTAAAGCCGGTGCTCAATTTATTGCCAATTTACCGCCGCTGGTTAGCAGCTTACAAGGTCGCGGCCGTTTGATTTATAGAGCGTGGGCCGAGGATAAAGGTAAAGCCGAAACGGCAGCGTTAGAGGCTATTAATAAAACTACTACCCTTTTTAATGCTCGAGTGGCCAAGGGGCCAGTGAGCAGGGCTGCATAATGGTATTACCTGTAATTAATATTGGCTCCAAGTTAGACGGTAAAGGATTTAAGCAAGCTCTAACCGCCTCTGAAAAATTGGGTAAGAGTGTAAAAAACCTTGCCGGTAGTTTTGGCTTGGCTTTTGGAGCTGCCGGTTTATTATCGTATGGTAAAAATGCCGTTAAGGCTTTTGCAGAAAATGAAAAGTCTGCAAAGCGTTTAGAGACAGTATTAAAAAATATAGGTTTAGGGTTTGATACTGCCGCTATAGAGAAAAACCTCGGAGATATCTCTGCCAAGTTTGGTTATGAGGGCGAGGTATTACGTGAGTCTTTCCAAAAACTAATTACAGTAACAGGCGATACCGCTAAGGCTCAAGATTTACTTAATTTATCGTTAGATGTAGCCGCAGGATCGGGCGAGAGTTTAGCTACCGTAAATGCAGATCTCGCTGCGGTTTACGTCGGCAACACTAAAGGCCTAAGAAAATATAATTTAGGTTTAACTCAGACCGAGCTAAAGACTCTCGATGTTAATGATGCCGTAAAGCTATTAAGTAGGACTTTTGGCGGCGCGGGTGAAGCCGAGCTTAAAACTTTCTCCGGTCAGATGCGCGTATTACGTGAAGCCGCGGATAATGCTCAAGAAACTATTGGTACCGGCTTAGTTACCGCTTTTGGCATTTTGTCCGGCGAGGAGGGTATCGGTAAAGCTACTACCGCTATGGAGGATTTTAGCGAGTCTATTAAATTCGCTTTAATTGGTTTAGCTGATTTAACTAGTTTTAAGGCTCCAAGTGGGCAAAAGTCTTTATTTGGTTTATTACTTACTCCAATTAAAAGACAATTAGAGGCAGGGCCATTAGGCGCATTAATCCGTTTAGGCGAGCGCACGGCTATTAAGCCTAAGCCTTTTGGTACGCCTATGAGCGTGTCAGGCTCTACAGATGCTCAAGGTAAGATCGAACGTGACCGGGCTAAGGCTGCGGCCGAGGCTGCACGTAGAGAAAAAGAGCGCTTAGCATTAATTAAAAAGCAAGCATTAGCGGAAAAAAATAAACTTTCGTTATCAAAGGCTGCCGCAGAGTTTGATACTAACCGCATCTCTATTGCGGCTGCTCTTAAGAATACATACGACAAAGAGACACGCCTACGCCTTGAGGCTCTTATGGCTATTGAGGACGAGGACGGCGATAAAGCTTTAGATCGTCTAAAGCAATTAGGCATACTTACGGCAGCTAATCAAACCGCAAAACTTAATGGCCTCAAAGGTATTACCGAAACAGAGCTAGCCGGGCTTAATGCCGTCCTTATGAAAGAGCTATCGGCTATTGAGTCTGCCAAAAATGCCAAGTTAGCAGCTATCAACGCATCCGGAGCAGATCAAGCCTCTAAAGATGCAGCTAAGTTAGCAGCTATCGCCGCCGCCGAGGCTGCCGAGGCCGCCGCTTTTGCCAAGTATAACGATGCGTTATCTAAGCAAGGCGGGTTAAACGATTTAGATTTTTACACAAAGAAAACTCAGATTACGACTCTTGAGGTTTTACGTTTAGCATCAATTAATAAAACTACCGCGGCACAAACCTTAGCCGATCAAATTGCCCTAGCGGCCGGCGTTAAAACCGTTGAGGAGATCGCGGCCAAGCGTAAAGCGGCTCAAGATGCGGATAATGCAGCTATGGCCGCCGAAGCTGCCGCTAGAAAAGCCGCCGAGGATAAAGCCTTTACCGATTATCTTGCCGCTCTTAAAGCTAAAAATGATGCAGCCCTTACCGCAGATGCTGATTTAACCGCAGCTAAGTTAGCTAGTATCTCAAGCGTTGCAGCGGCTCAAGCTGCCGCCGATGCAGCGGCTCTCTCAGGCGTAGCAGCTTTATCGGCTGCAATTAAATCTATACCGCCTTATCCGACATGGACTCCACCGCCAGCGGCAAGTATTCCCGATTTACCATCTATGCGTGATCCTGAGGGTAACTTTCCTGATTTTGGCGGCGGCCTTTATATTGATCCCGGTTTAGTAAATCCCGGCGGTGGAGGTAATAATTACACGGTTACGGTAAACGCTGGGGCTATTGCATCTCAAGATGAGTTTACGGCTTTGTTGCAAGATACGATCCAACGGCTTAACCGTAACGGTGATCCACTTACTACGGCGGGTACCGGATGACCGTACCTGTACTCAACGCAATTATTAACTTTTCTACGGGCCCGGCTTTTGCTCAGGCTATGATCCTAGATAACGGCATTTTGGGTACTAACGTACTGGCAGACTCTCAGGCTCTTATCGTCGATGTATCTAACGTAGTCGATAGCGTTACAACAATGCGAGGCCGTAATCTACAGGCGGACGTTTTCCAAACAGGTACCCTAACGCTACGCATCGTAGATCAAAATGGAGACTTTAACCCTCAAAATCCTAATAGCCCTTATTTTGGATTACTTACCCCTATGCGTAAGGTAGCTATCACCGCTACGTATAACGGTACTGAGTGGCCTATGTTTAGCGGCTTTATTACTAGCTACACAACTACAACGCCTAAGATGGCTACGGATGTCGTATATACGACTATTACTGCCGTAGATGGTTTTAGGCTTTTCCAAAACAGTCAAATTACAAACGTTACCTTAGCCTCAGCCGGTGACTTACCCGGCGAGCGTGTAAACGCTATTCTCGATGAGATCGCTTGGCCTCCATCGCAGCGCGAAATTCAGTACGGCGATACTATCTTTCAGGCGGACCCGGGCACTTTACGTACGGCTTTAGCAGCTCTCCAAACCGCCTCTATATCTGAGTACGGTGCTATTTATATGGATGCTAGAGGATCGGTAAATCTTAAGGATCGCGCCTTTTGTATCGACTCTCAAGCTATACCGCCTGTCGTATTTAATGATGACGGCACCGAGATTACTTACTTTAACGCCGTATGGCGCTTAGATGATACGCAGGTATATAACTCGGCCTCTATTACTAAGATCGGCGGCACGGCTCAAATAGCGGAGGATCAAGCCTCTATCGATGAGTACTTTGTACACTCTTATACTCAGCAAAATTTAGTAATGGATACTAATCAAGCTGCACTCGACTACGCTCGGGCTTATGTAGCTAGCCGTAAAGCTACTCGTACCCGCTGCGATGCTATCGAGCTGGACCTTTATACCGAAAACTACAACGATGGAATTATCGCCGCCCTTGATCTAGATTTTTTTGATCCGGTAGAGGTTACGACTAATCAGCCTGGTAATTCGACGTTACAACAGACTCTACAAGTGTTTGGCGTAATGCACCGCGTAAGCCCTAATAGCTGGAAAACGACATTTACAACACAGGAGCCGATTATCGACGGCTTTATATTAAACTCAACACTATACGGAGTGCTCGATACCTCCGTGTTAGCATACTAAGGAGCAAGGTTATGGCAGCTGGACAAGGTTTTAAGACCTTTGTAACGGGTGAGGTTTTAACCGCCGGTGACGTAAACGGCTACCTCATGCAAGGTATTAACGTATTCGCAACTACAACGGCCCGAGATGCGGCTATCACCGCACCGGCTGAGGGTCAGTTTGCTTTTACAAAAGACACTAATGGGCTTTGGTATTACGACGGTGCAGCGTGGGTAGCCTCAGGGGCCACCGGTGACATCGAGGGCGTAACGGCTGGCATAGGTATTAGCGGCGGGGGAACATCGGGTACGGTAAC